ACTATTAGTACAAAACCTAGCTACGCAGAACTTGAATGGGAGCGACTTAAAAATCTTGGATAAGGATGAACTAAAGGTTTATAAGGCTATGGAATCTATGCACATTGGTAAATGCTCAAGGATAGAGGTAACCGAGCATCTAAAGACTTGTATTGCTTTGAGTGGGATGCAAGTACCAACAAATCAAATATTTAATCTATGCGTTTCTTTTACAATAGAATCTTACGGACAATACAAACTAAAGGAACTGGGTGTAGCATTCAAGATGTTTGCAGAGGATAAGTTTACAATTAGTAATCATATAAATTTTAGCCCTAAGTTAATTGGGGAGGTAATGAATGCCTATAAGAAGATAGCAGTACAAGTAAGAAACAAAACAATTGAACAACCTAAACAAATAGAAATGCAAGTAGATGAAGAACAAGTAATGAGAGAGGAAGCCGAGTATTGGAAAACATCTAAGAAGGACTGGAGATTTTTAAACTATCAATGCTTTGATTACCTATGGAAAAGAAAGCTGCTAAAGATAAGCCCTGATAAAGCTGAGTACATAAAATCTAAAGTAAAAGCCTATCATTTGGCACAGGCTAAGAAACCAGAGGATATGATGGTAGATGAGGAAACTATGAGGCAACAATGCAAAAAATATTCCCTTAAACTTTATTACAACAACGAATTATGATAGAGAATTATATACCTATGGAGGATGTGCTTATCAGGATTAAGTACCATCCAGATATAAGCAAACAAGAAAAGGAACAATTTAAAGAATCTATTAAAGGAATCTATATGACCGAGAAAGGCAAAGTAAAAATGAATAAACCTAAAAAATACCAAAATGAAAGAGACACTAGGAATGATTAAATTCTTTTTTATCTCAGTCCCAGTATTCCTTTGTGTTTACTGCTCTGTAATGATTTACATAGAAATAAAAGAATACATCCAAAAATATGAGTAAGATAAGAGGACACGAGAACGCACAACCAATAAGATTAATATTTATAGATACAAAAGAGGAAATAGAATTTAAGTCAGTAGCCTACGCAAAAAGAGTAACTGGAGTAAATGAGTACCAAATAAAGGAAAGCCTTAACCCACTAAAAAAGAAGCGTTTTGATTACAAAGAACGAAAAATAGTGTTCCGTATTAAGAAATAATCTAATTTTGTGGTATGGCATTACAAACCATTCCAAAACTTACAGGAAAGACACAAACAATTTTTAATCGTTATATACGACAAAGAGATAGTCAAAATGGTTACTTTACTTGCATATCGTGTGGCTCTACTAAAGATACCTCCCAAATGGATGCAGGTCATTATGTGCCTGTCAAGAATAGTTCAGCTTTAAGATTTGATGAGTATAATGTAAACGGAGAGTGCAAGGCTTGTAATGGCTTTGACCAATTCCACCTGATAGGCTACCGAAAAAACCTAATTGATAAGATAGGCGAAAGAATGGTTTTACACTTAGAAAGTCAGTCAAGACTTATAAAGAAATGGACTAGAACCGAGTTAAACGAAATAAACGAAAAGTATGGCGAAACTAAATCCTAATGGCAAGGTCTCCTTTGGAGCAAGGAAAAAAGGAAAGGCTAAAAAGACATCTGGTCCTAAAGACAAACCTACTAAACCTTATAACCGACAAGGCAGATGCTAATCAACGAAATTATACCTAACCCAAAGAATCCTAGAATTTGCCGAGATGCTAAATTCAAATTGTTAGTTAAATCAATACGAGAGTTTCCAGAGATGTTAAATTTAAGACCTATTGTAATTGATGAAAACAATATCATTTTAGGTGGCAATCAAAGGTATCGTGCTTGTATAGAGGCAGGACTTACCGATGTACCAGTTATTCACGCTAACAACTTAACCGAAGAACAAAAGAAACAATTTATTGTTCGTGATAATGTTAGCACAGGCGATTGGGATTTTGACCTATTAGCAAACGAATGGAGTATTCAAGACTTAGATAACTGGGGATTAGATATACCAGCTTTTGCTAATAACGATATAGATGAACCAAAGGACAATGCTAAAGGTGGCAAGAGTTGTCCTAATTGTGGAGTAACTTTGTAAGAATAGTGAAATAATAGTGAGAATATGGCTAATGAACAAAATTTAACCCCATTTAAGAAAGGGGAGGTTGCAAACCCTAATGGCAGACCTAAAGGAATACCGAATAGCAAAACTAGATTGTTAAGATTGCTTGAATTGGTACAAGTAAAGACCAACCCAATTACAGGAGAGAAAGAGGAGTTTACTGTGGCAGAGCAATTAGATATGATGGTACTACAAAAGGCATTTAAAGGGGATTTAAAGGCTTATCAGGAAATTCTTGATAGACTAGAAGGTAGAGCAAAACAAACAAACGAAATAGAACTTAGTGGAGGGCTACAAATAAATTGGGAGGAAAAGAAAACCTATGTAGAAAAGAAAGGAAGTATATAGCCTCGTACTACTCGTAGCACTCGTACTTACTACGACTACTACGACTACTACGAATACTACGAATACTACGAATATCAATTATGGAACTATCAATAAAACAAACTACTGCCCTTGACCTTCTTGAAGATACTCGCACAAACGAGGTTCTTTTCGGAGGCGGGGCAGGTTGAGGCGGCGGAAAAACAGCTTTGGGGTGTTATTGGCAATTAAAAATGCGATTAAAATATCCTAATACAAGAGGACTAATTGGGAGAGCCGTATTAAAAACCCTAAAAGAAACTACCTTAGTCTCTTTCTTTCAGATAGCCAAAATGCAAGGACTAGAATCCAATAAGCATTATAAGTTTAACGGACAAACAAGCCAAATAGAATTTCCCAATGGTTCTACTATCCTACTCAAAGACCTTTACTCTTATCCTTCCGACCCTAACTTTGATGAATTAGGTTCATTAGAAATTACCGATGCGTTTATTGATGAGGCTAATCAAGTAGATGACAAGGCTAGAAACATTATCAAGTCAAGGATAAGATTCCAACTGGACCAAAACGATTTAGTGCCTAAGATTCTTTACACTTGTAACCCAGCAAAGAACTGGACCTACTCGGAGTTCTACAAGCCAGAGCAAGAAGGAACAATATCTAAGAATAAAAAATTTATTACTTCCCTGATAGATGATAACCCTTTTATCTCTAAGCATTACAAAGAGAACTTACTAACTTTGGATAGTGTATCAAAGGAGAGGCTTTTATTTGGTAACTGGGAGTACTTAGATGACCCTGCACAACTTATAGACTATGATAAAATACTTGATTCTTTTACCAATACTTTTGTTTCTATTGGCGATTCTTATATTACTTGTGATGTGGCACGCTTTGGTAATGACAGTACTGTTATTGGTATATGGAGTGGCTTTCGTGTTAGGTTTTATCAATTCAATGGTAAATCAGTTGTTGAGGTCGCTGAACTTATAAAGAACTTTGCAACCGAACACAAAGTACCTACATCTAACATAGTTTGCGATGAGGATGGAGTAGGAGGTGGAGTTGTAGATATTCTTAGGTGTAAAGGATTTGTCAATAATAGTTCTCCATTAGTAAACCCTGTAACAAGACAAAAGGAAAACTTTGATAACCTAAAGTCTCAATGCTATTTTAAATTAGCAGATATGGTTAACAAAGCAGAACTTTACATTCAGGCAGATGGCAAACAAAAACAAACTATTATTCAGGAACTAGAACAAGTCAAACAAAAGTCAGTAGATAACGATATGAAAAAAGGAGTAATTCCTAAAGATAAAGTGAAAGCAGCAATAGGTCGTTCTCCTGATTTTAGTGATTGTTTAGCTATGAGAATGTTCTTTGAATATTCGCCAAGATTTCAAGTAAGTGTATTTTGATGTAAAAATCATAACTTTGTTTAAATTCTAATAATATGGCATTTTTTGACTTCTTAACTAAAAAGAAGATAAACACTCTATTACCTAATATTCCTTTTGATACAAGTGTCGCTATTCAACGTGGTATTGTTACTTGGCAAGGTGGTGATTCAAGAGCATTTGTAAGAGATGGATATACGGCTAATGATATAGTATATTCAATTGTAAAACTAATTACTGATAAAGTAAAACTTGCACCATTCCACGTTTACAGAGTTAAAGATGAAGTATCTGCAAAAAGATACAAGTCATTAATGAAACAACCTGATAAGATTAGCAATTGGCAAGAAGTAAACGATTTACATAAGAAAGCATTTGAGATATATACAGGAGACCAAAGATTAAACGACCTATTAAAATATCCTAACGGAGAAGATACTTGGGCAGATTTAATTGAGCAATGGTGTGGATTTAAGTTAATAACAGGAAATTCATTTATATATGGAAAACTTATTGAAACAGGAAACAATCAAGGTAAGCCGTTTGAACTATTTGCTTTACCTGCTCAGTATATGGCTATTATTGCAAATATCGAAATGTTCCCACCAACCAGAGTTGGATATCAATTATACTATGGAGCAATGTGGTCCTTTGACCCTAAAGAAATCTTACACGATAAATACTTTAACCCAGAGTGGACTGTAACAGGTGGTCAACTATACGGACAAAGTCCATTATTAGCTGCTGCAAGAACATTAACTAGAAGTAACGAAGCTAAGACTGCTGCCGTTGCATCATTCCAAAATGGTGGACCAGCAGGAGTTCTATTTATGAACGATGAAAGATTCGACCCAATTAGTGGACAAGCACAAGCACAAGCATTAAAGAGAGCAGTAAGCGAGAAAGGTGGAGCAGCTAATTTTAACTCTATTGCAGTATCAGGTTATAAGGTAGACTGGAAACAAATAGGTTTAAGCCCTGTTGAACTTAATATCATTGAATCAGAGAAATGGGATATGAAGGCACTTTGTAATATTTACGGAGTACCATCTCAACTATTAAACGATGCTGATAACAAGACTTACAATAACCAAATAGAGGGAGAGAAGGCATTAACTTTAAGATGTGCTATTCCTTTATTAGATTCTTTGACAGATAACTTAAATAGAAAATTACATACTGACTGGGGTTATAGAAATAGTGGATTGTATGTAGGTTACGATATTCAAGTCTATCAAGAATTAGAGGCAAATAAAACAGAGCAAGTTGCTTGGTTAAATACTGCTTGGTGGATTCCACCTTCTCAAAAGAATGAGATTATGGGTATTAAAACTCCAGACTATATTCCACAAGAGGAGATGGAGAAACTTTATATTCCTTCATCTTTGCAACCTACTGACCAATTTCAACCCTTGAATATTCCTGATAACCTAAACCCATAAAATGATTTGGCAAGATTACAGGAAACTCTATGCTAATGCCTTAAAACAATATTCGCCTAAGTTCAAGAAAGAACTGCAAAATCAGGTGAATACCTATTGCCGTACGCTAGACTATAACAAAATTAGCGATAAAGCCCTTAAAAAGACCATTTACAAGCTCCATTTAGCTATGGGTACTAAAATGGCTCTAATAAGCGAAAGTGCCGTTAAAAAGTCTGTAAAGGGGGTTTATGTGCCTATGGAGTACAAGTCTGCTAAGACCGATGCTTTTCAGTTTGCTATTATCCAAGTCCTACAAAATGATGGCTTAGATAAATTGGCAGCAGATATTACCGAAACTACCAAAGAACAAATAAGAAGATACCTAATTCAGTCAGCCGAGAAAAATCTTACATTGCCTCAAACAATTGCTTTGCTTAGAACTTCAGGCATTACAGATTATCGTGCCGAACTTATTGCTAGAACGGAAACAGGTAGAGCAGCAAACATAGGTTCACAAGTAGGTGCAACTGCAACTGGATTAGTAACTTTAAAAGAATGGATTGCTTCACAAGATGCTAGAACAAGAAGGCAACC